AGTTCCCTAAACCATGTGCTCATCCCTTGGTCAGAGATGACGTTGAGCTGTTCGTTCTGCGCACCTGAGCCACGGAGCTGAATGACAACACCGCGCTTGGCATCGGTAAAGAACTTGTCATACCCGTACTCTGCGTAGCTCTCAGGATTGTTGGAGATACCGTACTCTTCGGTACGAGCAATTTGCGTTCCGAGAACTTCAGGGATAGACGTGACATCACCTCCGCCCACAGCATCGGACAGCAAGTTCTTGCCTGCGAGGACATAAGAAATCTTATCCTCTTGCAAGACAAGCACATCGGTTTCGCGACCCGCCATCTTTCTGACGTAACCGAACCGCTGCTCAAGAGGCTTGAAGTTCAAAAGGCCAAGGTTGAACTCATTGGTCTTATTGACGTTGCTCTCTTGGTTGTAGACACCGCTATATGTGATGTCAGCGTATCGTCTAACCTGCTTGTAGTCCTGACCCTGCGTAGCTGTCAGCCTGTTGCCACGGTTAAAGTCCTTACCCACAATAGAGTCGCGCACCTTGTAGCTTTCTACGCCATTACCATAGGTGTAGCAGTTGTAAAATGCTGTATCCACAATGGCCGACTGCGTAGACGTTTGGTCTTGAACATTGCCCTCGTGGAATCCATTGGTGATAGGGTAAGACACTGAGGACTCAAAGAAGATGTCAGGCTGTGCATCAGCAGGCAACGTCTCGAAAACCAACAGGTCAATTGCTCGACGCACCGTGATACGACCTTTGAGGCGTGAAGTCTTATTGTTGTTGCTGCCGCAGCATATCGTGCCACGGAAACCGAGATACTTTCTTCCGCTTGGGTACGTTAGCACGCAAGCACCGAACTCGCTCTGAGCCAAGCCTGAAGGGATGCCAATGGTATCAAGGTCGTTCGGAACGCGCATGTCGTCCTTGCCGTTACCCGTGTCAAAGTTGGCTGAACCTGAACCTGAAATAGTTGAGGGGTCGTTAGGTGAAGATGGTGAGGCTGACCCTGCGTTCTTTACAAGACCAACACCTCCGCCTCCTGTATAGAAGTCCTCATTGATGAGGGCGGTAATAATATCATCGCCTGCGAACCAATCAGCAAGGCTGCTGTAGTTCTGCGTAACAGTAAACTGCAGGTCGTCAATGTCGATTCTTCTTTCCTCACAGACATTACCCGTACCAATCCTATCACCCTGTAGCTTGATGGTTACAATAGAGCCTGCAGGCACATTGTAATCCGAACCCGGCCCTGAGTTACCACCCGAAGGGTTGCCCATAGGGTCGTTGAGAGGCAACAAGATGTATGGTGCTCTATCAGTACCAATGTTAAAGAAGTCCTCCGCCTTGGCCTCCACCATGCCCGTGTCCTTCAAAGACCCCGGTGATGCGTTGAGTGCAAGACCGTCAGTGCTGATAACCATATAGGTTCCCGTCACGCCATCGTTGCCCGGAAGCTCGTCGGCCTGCATGACCTTCTTCTCAAGGACAGTAACGTACAGGCACTCATTGACAGGCCCGCTTGTATCGGCCTTGACAATAAGCCTATCACCCTCTTCCACCTTACGAGGGTTCTCGCCCTGAAGCAAGATGTAAGCCCTGTTTTGAGTTGAGTCAAGAAAGAAAGTGTTCGAGTAGATGGTATTGTACCCTGCTTCGTCGGGCTTGATGCCAAACTTATACCTAGTAGCCCACGCGGGAGGTTTTTGGCTCGTAGGAATCTCTACCCTAATCTGATTCTTGGTATCGCTTGCAGAGCATGGAACGTGAACAGCGTTGTTGTTGCTTACAAGGGCCGTAGTAGACCTGTTGTACTCGTCCATGTACATGATGCCCACCTCATAGCCTCGGTTGCTGTGAAGGCTTTCTGCTGTCCCTGCAGGAAAGAAGGTCACCTTTGTTGCAGCGGTATCAAATCGGTAGAAAAAGAAAGAGTCGCTTGCGGGCGAAGCAGGATTGTCTGTGTATCTCAGACCGGGAAATACCACTTGGCAGTTATTGCCCGCAGTTTGAGCAAATGAGACAGGCTCAGGTTGAGCGATGGTGGTAGCTGAGGTGATGCCTGTAGTTACCAATGTAAATGAACCCAACTGCTGCTCTCTACCGCAGTTATAGCTGTCTGTAAGTGTTCCTCCATCACATGATGTTGATGCACCGCCCCCGTCGTAAACGGGCAAAATGTTGGTCAAAGTACCAACCTGATTTTGGAAGTTGGCACTGCCCATCCAATCAGCCAATGTGTTATAGTTGGCGTTCAGAATAAAAGTAGCAGTAATAGTTTGGGGCGAACCGCTTGTGCCGGGAGGCACTTGCGAAGGAAATGGCCCCGGCCCCACCTCTTGTGGAGAACCTGACTCTACGTAAATCTGAAACTCAAACTCCATGACGCTGCCCGCCGTAAGCCTGCTGTTGCCCTGACCATCAACACAGAAAGGGGTAAGGTCAATAATCTGCCCGGCATCAGTCACGGTTTGAGACGAACCACCCGTCACGCTTTGTGGAAGGGTGTATGTAACTGCGCCCCCACTAACGTTGGCAGGAGGCAGGTTTTCTTGAGACAGGGTGCTTTCCTTCAGCGTACAGATGTAGTTGAGCTGCGTAGAGTTGCCGCTGCTATCTATAAGGTCATAGCCCTCAAGATAGTTGCCGTACATAAGCCTGTTGCCCATAAGCGTTTGCGCCTGAGCCAACAGGGGTACGTTGTCGTACAACCTGAGAATCTCAGAGTTCGGCAGAATCGTAAAGATTTTGCTGTCGCTGAAGTTGAACGTCAGGTCGTTGTTGTCAGGCAGGCCGAGCTTCGCTTTGTCGAGCTTCTCGATGACCTTAATGGTGCTGTCATTGGCCTCCTTAAACAGGATGTCAATGCCCTTAACAAGGCTGCCACCTGTGTTGTATGTAATGGTAGCGTTGTTGTGCTTGTTAACGAACCCCTCATTGAGGTAGCTCTTGGGCGTAAAGTCAAAAGATTTGGGCGTAAAGACAGGCGTAGAAAACTGCGACGTAGCCGAGTATTCGTTGTCGTCATATCTCCACCTGTAAGCAAAGCAGATAAACCTCTCCTCCATGAACGTAGAAGAGATGTTGCTGTTAAAGCTAGAGTTCACCAAAGGCGATGTAACAGGTGCTCTCTTGATGACGAGAAGCTCGTCAGGTGTGATGGTGTCTACATCACCACTTGTTGGCTCACCGTAAGTGCGCGTAACATTGATGCGCCTTGGTGGGTTGTAATCGTCTGTAAAGAACAGAAGGTCATCAATCAAGCTAACCCCCGTAATAAGATATTTAGGGCTGAAGTTCAACGTGGTTTTGACACCACCACCGTCATCCATGCTGATGACATGGTATGTGGTAACCTGAGTGCTCGTGTTGAACGAGACAATAAGGTCGAGCTTGCCCGTGTTGCTTGATGCCGCAAAGGCAGGGTCATGCACGAACCAATAGAGGGTCTCTGTTGAGCCGTCCTCAAGCGCACCGATGCATCGAGCCGATGTGCTCAGGGGTGTGTTTTGGACTTGAAGGGTGGTAAGCTGCGTATTGCCAAGAGTAGTTTCAATGACACCCATCTCATCTTCCTCGGTAGACCCGACTCGGATATTCAACGCATCAGTGTACTCGCCATCGGGAACAAGACGTTCGTCAAGTTCCTTGTTCATCTTACCCTTGGTAAACGTCCTTAAGTCCTTTGCCATTACTTAATCCACTTATCCATGCCACGGAGGTTCATCAACAATCTGCCGGGATGGATATTACTGATTCTGATTTTAGCGTTGCGCAACAGCGCACCCTTTCTTTTGCGTGCTCTGTTGACCACATACTCCTGCACACCCAACTTGCTGTTCAAGATGGCGTACTCGATGTATGCGTAAACAAAGTCTTCAAAGAGCTTGTTGATGTGAACCTTGCTGTCGTCCCCATTCTCCATGCCGTCTGACACGTACTCAAGAACCACAGATGCTCCCGTTCCGATGTTAGAGCTGAAGTTGATTACGCCTGATGCCCTATCAATAGCAAAGGTTGGATTGGCATTTGCCGTCTCTGTATTGAGCGCATACCACGCGCCACCAAACGGAGTCTCAAAGTACCAATGACCTCCAACGAAGTATCCCTCGAAACCATCGAAGGGATGACCCGTGTTGAGGTAGATGCTCTTCTTACCTCCCGTGATGCGTTGGTAGTCAATCTCTGAGAACTCAGGAGACAGAGCATTGCCGTCCACATCAAACAAGATGCGCTCGTTGTTGTCCTGCAGGTATGACTTAGCGTAGTTGACCTGAATGTTTTCGGTCAAGGGGTAGAGGTATCCATTCTTGTACATGGACACGCGAACCCAATTGACAAAGTCAGAGGGTAGGATAAACCTGTATTGGTCTGTGATGGTAAGCTGCAGAACCTTCAGCTCCTTGAAGGCATCGTAGTTAAGCTCCTGAATGGCACGCTTGGCATGGAACAGAACCTTGTATCTCTCTTCGTTGTTGACAAGGCTGTGGTTGCCTGAGTACATCAACATGAAGTTGTTGACAATATCGTACAGGGAAACGTACTGATAGGAACCCCAATTGGCTCCTTCAGGATTTGCTCCCCCGTTCTCGTAATACTGAAACTGATTGATGTACGCCATTATCCTTCTTTTTGTTGCTCCTTGGTTTCTTCACCCGTAGCAAAGCCAAAGACTTCAGGCTCTCTAATCGTAATGCCTGCGTACTGCAGAATCTTCATGGTGAGGTTGTTCTCCTCATCAAGCGGCACTTCAAAGTCTTGGAAGTCACTCGATGTTTGGTTGAACACAGGCTCACCTCCCGTAAGAGTGACATACGTCCAATTGGGGTCGCGAGGGTATCTAAAGTATTGAGCGACAACCCGACCCGCTGTCATGTTGGTGCTTGGGAAGACCTGAACTGAAGTCTCCTCAGAGGTATACGCAGGGTACTCAAGTGTAGGAGCAGTGTAGATAGAGTTGTTGAGCATAGTAATCTTGCTATGCGTCACCTTCTCTGCCTCGTTCTGTTGAGTGTTTGCGCTGAAGATGGTGTAGGGAAAAGGCTGCCCCGAAAGAACAGTGCCTGTAACGGTTAGCTGTGTGTTGGAATCGACAGATACCACGGTGACGTACTGAACGCCCTGCGTCGCTGTCTCCACTCCTACAATATCTCCGGCTACAATAGTGTCTGACAAAAAAGTAGCTCCACTATCAGTCAAAATGTTGTTGCCCGGCCCCGTAAACCCTGTGGTCGTACCTGAAGTCACGATGCCCTTATACACAAGGAGCTTGTTAACAAGGTAGTAGTCGCTACCTGTGGTGGCTGCTGATGGCATCAGGTACTGCCCTGCTGCGGTTGTATCGAGGTTGAGTCCACGAGTCACAGAAAACAAGTCCATCGACTCCTCGATGCCCTTCGCCAAGTCCGCAATACCCGTGCCTGACTGTCGGGCGTTTTCCTTGTTTATCTGATAGTTGTACTGATAAAAATAACTTTCGAAGATATCTAGCTGTGCCTGCTTTGCAAATAGATTGAAGTCAGCAGGGGAGAGATAACCGTAGTTATTCTTGTTTAGCACAGACAGAACAGATTGTCTGACTGAGTTAATCATTGCCTCGTTTTAGGCAAAGATACGGAATTAAAAAGCACAGGGCTTTTGGCTTACGGCCAAGGAATGATGGCCCTTGAGAACCTGTCAATGGGAAACCTAAAGTTTACCACAGCGATGGACTGCTGTCCTCGAAGCACAGAATCCCACGCATCAATCAAAGCCTGCACATTGGTTTGGTCTGATGCGCCCGCACCACTGCCTCCCTCAGTAAGTTGGTACGCAGGAGCGTCAAACAGACCCGCTCTGTTTAGTATCACAGGGTACGTATAGATGGTGATGACATTCGCAGACGTGCGAGATATCTCCTTGATGGAGTCCACGGGGATGTACAGGTCGAGAGACGATGTACTCTGTATTCTAAGAAGCCCGTTCATGCTACAAAGATAGCCAAAAAAAAGAGGGGCTATTGCCCCTCTCTTTCTGTAGTAGGATAGTCTTACTGACCTGTGATTACATATCCGTTTTCCGACAAGTCCCTTACACTCACCGTATAAGGTGTTGACTGCATATCAATAGCCTGCGCCATAAAATCTGCGACTGCTGCGTTTGCGTCTGCTGCAGTAGTAAGTGAGATATTCCAACCCTGAGACGCCTGCTCTGCTTGGGCATACACAATGTCGAGTCTAGTTGCAGAAAGGACATTAATACTGATAATATCGCTTACCCGAATAAAAAATCTACGACCTGATAGTGCGGTAAACTTGAGGTATTTTTCGTTTGTAAACATAGCTTAGTTAAATGAAACGCTTGTAATGACACCAAGGTCTTGACGAATAGTTCCCTCAAGACCCGCTTTGACCTCAGTTACCTTTTTTCCGTTTTCTACTGCATCAAGAACAAAATCAACAATCGCATTGGCAAAATTAACGTAAGCGTCAACGTCATATCCTGCTGCTCCGCCCGACGTAAAAGGCGTACTTCCATCCGGCCCGACTACGCCAATGCTAAATGCGTTATCTGCTACATCTCCAAGGATGTATTGAAAGTTAACAGTAACATACGTTGAGGAAAAGGTGTTGTTCCTGAGTCCATAAATCGCCACAGTCTGCTCGGTTTGACCAACCGCGCTAGTGAGGTCAGTGAACTTGATGTATTTGTAATCGCTCATATTCTTGTAATTAAACGATAAAGATAGCTGTTACGGCATAAGGTGGCGCGGGGGCATCTTCAACTTCTCTCCAATTGCCCGCCAAAATCCGCTCCATCTCTCCGACAAACCAATTCTGAAAGGCGTAAGCATTAGGAGCAGCGTCGTGACTGATTCTCAGTCTCAAATCTTCATTGCCTATAATAGGTCTAAAGATGATTGTCATCTGAGTAGTCGAGGCCGTTGAATCTTCAAAGCCCAAAATCTGAGTCACGTCAATTGGAAATTTTTGCCCTGAAGCTCCGTTTGTAAGGGTAAGATACTTTTTCATGACTTAGACGATTGATGTTACTGTATAAGGCGGTGTAGGCTCGGCAGTAACATGCCTCCAATCTGATGCAAGAATGGCTTCCATCTGCTCAACAAACCACACTCTAAAAGCTGTAGGGCTTGGTGCGGTATCGTGAGTGATATCGTACTCTGCAGGCGAATCTGCGCTAGGTGTTTTATACTTAATAGTAAGCACCGTAGTTGTTGAGTTGAATCCTGCAATTTGGTTCAGGGGAAT